AACAACAAGGAAATTATTAACATTAAAAACACAATGAAAAATGAACTTAGTTAAGGAATTAGAACAACGCTCGGACGAATGGAGAGCAATCCGAAAAGGATCAATCGGAGGAACGAGAGTAAAACAAGCATTTGCAAAAAACAATCTTCCGTTAATTGACGAACTAATCGCCGAACGTCATTCAGATACAATCGAAGAAAATTTCGTCAATGACGCAATGCAACGCGGAATCGATTTGGAACCAGTAGCGATCGCGGAATTTCAAGAAAGAACAGATATGTTTGTTGATACGTTCGGACTTGTCACAAACGATAAATTCAAAGGTTGTCATCTTTCACCGGACGGGTTGATTTTAGACGGTGCGGGCGTTCCGATGTCAGGCGTTGAAGTGAAATGCCCATCGACTAAAAAACACGTCGAATACATTCGAACAAATAGAGTTCCGGCGGAATATAAATACCAGGTTTACCAATACTTTGCAATTTGCGAAACAATTGAAACAATGTATTTTGTTAGTTACGACCCACGATTTGAAATTCGTCCAATTCATATCGTAACGATTCACCGCGAGGATATTATCGAGGAATTAAAAGAGTATGAAAAAGGATTGTTGAAATTCATCGAAAAGCTTGATAAAAACGAAGCGCAAATAACCGATACTTTTTAAAATTGCCTAATCAAACCAAAATCCAATTGTCAATGTTCCCGCGCTTCGTTTGCGAGGTATGCGGGGACAAATTGGACCACAACGGGACGAGTTGCCAAAAATGCGCAAACGAATGGATTAAAAAGCAAATTAAAACACAACAACACGATGTTAAATAAAAAACTAATATGGCGAGCGGCCGGAAATATGAAGGAAGAAACTTTCACTATTTCGGAACTAATCGAAGAAATAGAAAAGGAAATTCCAATCGACTTCGACCCAAACGCAAAAATGATTTATAAATGTGACGATATTATCAACGTTGTAACAACATCAACAAAATTAAATCGTCAAATATTGATGGCTAGGTCGAGGCGACGCGATATTGTCCGAGCGCGTCAGATTGCAATGTACTTAATGAATAAATACACGAAATTTTCATTTAAAAAGATTGGTTTTGTTTTTGACCGTGACCATGCGACCGTAATACACGCTAAAAAGGTAATTAAAGACGCTTTAAACGGTTTTGATCCGGAATTGAAGGTACAAACCGAACAAGCGGAAAAAATGCTTAAAATGCAAGGAAATGCAGAAATTCATTCGGACCGATGTATTATGGACGATTGTACTAATAAAAAATACGCTGGTGGATTATGTCAACACCATTATTTAAAATCGAGATAAGGCGGAACGGCGGAAAAGGACCGGTTTACTTATTCTCTATTTTCTTTATTTATTATTTATTTATTTATTCTCTTATTTACTCCGCCAAACTAAAGAAAAGTAATAAAATAATAAAGAATAGTATAGTAAATAAAGGGATTTGAGAACGGGCGGAGTGATTCACAAAGTCCGCCAACAATCCGCTAAAAATTGTTTATATTAGCCGACCACATTAAAAACACAACACAAAATGAAAATAACTTGTTACAAATCATTGTTTAACATCAAAGCGGGAGATTTCCAAATCCCAATTGATAAGGCTTTTAACCGTATAAAAAACGGATCGTCAAAAAAGTTATTGGAGCAAATCCGAAACGAGGACGACAAAGAAAAGCGAAACGAATTAAAAAAGTCCTTACCATGTTATTTGTTTAGTGGAACATTTTCAGCAAGAAAGGACGATTCACTTATTGAACATTCGGGATTAATAGCTTTAGATTTCGACGGTTTCCCGGACGATGAAACATTTAAAACTTGGCGCGATACTTTAGAGGCTGACGAATACACAATGGCCGTTTTTACAAGTCCGAGCGGTAACGGTTTGAAATCAATCGTTAAAATTCCAAAATGTGACCGTGACGAACACAAACTTTTTTTTATAGCACTTCAAAAACATTATGATTGTGAATATTTCGACAAATCTTGCAAGAATATTTCCCGCGCTTGCTTCGAATCTTTCGATTCTGAAATTTTTATTAACTACGAATCGAAACAATGGAACCAAAAGACGGAAGAAAAAGGTTATAATTTCACCGAACGAGAACCACAAATCGTTTTAAACGAAACAAACGAAATTATTAGAAGGCTTTTAAAATGGTGGAATCATGAATTTGGATTAATTGAGGGCGAAAGAAACAACAACCTTTTTATCCTTGCTTCATCATTCAACGAATATGGAATCGACCAATTTGTTGCGGAATCGACAATCCTTTCTCAAGTCGTTAACGGTACGATGAAGGAATTGGAAGTTGAAAACGTTATCAAATCAGCATACAAGGCGCGACATCTATTTGGAACTAAGTATTTTGAAGATCGAGACACATTCAAACAGATTCAAACGCAATTAAACCGAGGAGTTCCGGTTGAGAAAATAAAAGACGCAATCCCACAAGCTGACAACGAAACAATTGAAGCGATTAAAAAAACATCGAAAGAAATCATTTTTTGGCATGTAATCGAAACGAAAACAGGTGAAAAAGTTATCATCGATAACGTTATGTTTAAAATGTTCTTGGAAAAGAAAGGATTTTTTAAATTCTACCAAGAAAAAGCGGAAAACCCGATTTTTATAAATATTAAAGAAAACATTGTCCGAAACTCATCCGCTATTAAAATAAAGGATTTCGTTTTGAATTACCTTTATGATAACGGCGAATTGCAAATTTGGAACATGCTCGCATCATCCACAAAATATTTTAGTGATGTTTATTTATCCTTCTTAGAATCTATTGAATTGCAAATGATGTCCGACACGAAAGAAACCGTTTACCTTTATTTCCAAAACGGAGTTGTTGAGGTGAAAAAAGGCGGGCAACGTTTATTGGATTACATCGACATTGATGGCTATCTTTGGAGCGATCAAATAATTCAACGTAAATACGAGCCAACCGAAACGGATGAAAACGATTTCAAACAATTCGTGAAGCGGATTTCTGCTGACGACTCGAAACGGGTCCAAACAATGGAGACAACAATCGGTTATTTAATGAGTTCTTTCAAGGATAAAACCGACCAAAAAGCAATCATTTTCAATGACCAGGAGATTAGCGACAGTCAACCCAATGGAGGAAGTGGAAAAAGTTTATTATTAACATCATTAAGCCAATTTAAAAAAATGGTAAAAATAGACGGTAAAACATTCGAACCGAATAAATCTGATTTTGTATATCAAAGAATAGGACTTGATACTCAAATTTTATCTTTTGACGATGTAAAAAAGAAGTTTGATTTTGAATCGTTATTTTCTCTTATAACTGAGGGGATTGTTGTTAATAAGAAAAACAAAGACGAAATTTATATAAATTTTGACAACTCTCCAAAAATAGTAATTACAACGAATTATGTGATTTCGGGAAGTGGATCAAGTCATGACAGACGACGACACGAAGTCGAATTGTTTCAATATTTTAACCAATTTAGAACGCCTTTGGATGAGTTCGGTAAGTTATTGTTTAGCCAATGGGACGTTGACGAATGGCACAGGTTCGATTCTTACATGATAAACTGTTGCAAATTGTTTTTAAATTTCGGATTGATGAAACCGGAATCGATAAACGCGAACACAAAACGATTGATACAAGCGACATCGAAAGATTTTTTCGACTGGATTCAAGACGATTCACTTGGTTTCGATTGTAAAATATACACGAAAGACATTGTCGAGGAATTCAAAGACGAATTTTCAGATTATGCCAAATTATCAAACCAAAAATTCACAACATGGGTTAAAACATTTTGTCAATTTAAAGGCTACGAATACGAGGCGTTTAAATCTCCAAGACGTGGATTCATGGTAAAAACTAAAAAAGATTACGGAACTATTGATGGTAATCCAATGCCTTTTTAAAAACACAACAATATGAAAATTGTATTCACATTTACAGAATTAAAAGAACCTTTCGATTTTTCAAAAACTTATTCGCCGGGATTTTATAAAGATGATAACGACACGTTTTTCGTTGAAATGAACGGAAATCCTTTGACATTATCGCGGGATTCAAATTATAAATCAATCGTTTGGAATGACGCAGAAAAGGAAGAAAAAGACACAACAAAAATGATTTCGGAAGATTTCGCGCTTGAAATGTTAAGAATCGTCACCAAAAACAAATAAAATGGCTGAAATTATAATCACATCGATGAGCATTAAAAAAGGCGTTATCGAAATAAAAGAAGCGAAATTTGTCGACGCGAACGGACTTCCAACGAAAAAAGTTAACCTAAACGAAGCGTTTGCGGTGGCCTTGAAAGCCTCAATTATTCAATTAGATATGGACCATTTAAAAGATGATTATTAAT